TGTCAGTAATTCCATAGCCAGCTAATGTAGTTGGCTTGCCTGTTAGAGAGGCGAAGGTGTGGACGTGAGATGCCGTTGCATAGTCCGTGGCGGCTGTAGTTGCCGCTGTCCCTAGTCCTAAGTTTGTTCTTGCAGTCCCAGCGTTTGCTAGGTCAGACAGATTGTTAGCTTTGAGTGCCGCTGAAGACTGTGCCGCTATGGATGCGTCCTTCGCAACTACAGACGCATCACGGGCGGCTTCAGATGCCGCTTGTGCTGTCTCTGCATTTGTTTCAGCTGTCTCAGCGTTTGCTTGTGCTGTTGCCGCGCTGGTGGCTGATGTGGAGGCTTCAGAGGCTTTTGTTGTCGCCGTAGATGCTGAAGTAGCCGCATTGTTTGCTTGGGTTGTTGCAAGGGCAACTTGTGCTGTTGCTAAAGTAACTTGAGCCGCACCATTTGTAGTTGCGTCTGTTGCTGAGTTTGCACTTGCAACTTTACTGGCTTCAGATGCTACGGCAGAGGCCGCACTTTCTGAGGCTTTTGTAGTTGCTGTTGAGGCTGAAGATGCGGCTGATGTTGCCGCTGTCTGGGCATCTGCTTTATGCTGGTTTACTGTAGCAACTGAAGCACTGGCTGAAGCTGAACTTGTGGCGGCGTCTGCTTGACTGAGGGCGGCGGCTGTTGCTGAAGAGGCGGCATTTGCGACTGCCGCATCAATTGCATTTATCTGTGTATTTGTGATTCCAGAGTTGTTATAGAAGCTGGTCTTAGATGCCATTGTTTAATCCTCATAATAGTGCGTAGGTCTGACAACTTGATTGACACCTGACTGCTCAGAGCTGTTTGCGTGTTCCTGGATTTCTAATAAAAACGATGAAGACTTGTCGTTAAATATTTGACCACGTTCATCTAAGAAATAATCAGCTGCGTATGCGAGTGCTGTGTATGTTAGCAGATCAGACGCAATGTTTGTGAGCATATTAGTATCTGTGTCGCTTGTCAGTGGATCTTGTTCTGCGTAGTAGTTTAGGAAGAGATTACCAGAGCTAGGCATTGGGTATATCTTTATGTTTCCTTGCTCTCGGCAGAAGAACCTTGGTGAACCTAATTCACCTGTCTTTTGATACTGTACCATCTCATGCAAAGGGATGCGTGTTAAGGAATTACCATCATAATACAATTCGATTATCTCTAGTAAATCAGCTGGCATTGTTACTTTAGAAATGCCTGTTTCTGATGTCACGTTGTAATCGTTTTGTTTTTCCATAGATGGAACACGTAGTTGTCTTTGTATTCTAGTGATTGCCTGGTCAATAAATGTATCAGCAAGTGCATTCGAGCAATCGCTGCGATTAAGTAGAGCTATAAAATGTGCTCGAATTTCACCTTTGTTCATGGTTTATGTTACTTTCTTTTTCTTTTTTTTCTTCTTCTTAGGAGGTTGGGCGGTTAGTGCTGCCCTAGCAAAATCTGCATTTGTGGGCGCTCCAGGTGAACCTACTTTGCGAGGCTTTTTACCTGATGCTTTTCTTTTGCGAATGTTATCGTATAAACTCATTTGCTAGACCCTCTTATCGGTTGTGAGGAACATATCTAAGTCCTCGTTCTTTAGCTTGCGGACAACCTCTGAGCCTTTAGCTTCCCAGATGTTAAACCCTTCGCGCATCCATTTTTCGACAACGGCTGTCGGTATAGACGCTACTCGCATCATATCCCCTGTAGGCTTCGAACTGCTTTGGTTTCGAGCGTCTTTCAGATCGTCTAAGAACGATTGAGATATGTGCTGCGTGTGTTTGCCTAACAACTCTCCATGCTCATGTATGAAGTTTGTTTCGTTTTGTATTAACGTTGGCTGGTGTTGTTTTTTGTTCTGATTAGTCATTGTGCTACCTTGTAAATGCAAAAGGCCACCCAGAGTGACACAAAGTAAGGAGAGCAAAACCTATGTGTATCTCTGGGTGACCTAATTGATAAAGACCTATTAGTGGTCTATTTTCTTAGACTTATGACAATCCTGTGATTGCAACTGAGTCTGCAAAGTTAGTGTGCTTACAAGAAACTTCACCAACAATGTGATGTCGATCTGAGTCACCATTCTTAGCAAGTAATGTGCGTGTGAATGGACGCAAAGTACAAGTTTTGAACATTGACGGATCGATCAATAGAGCGTGTGTTGATTTTAGCTGGCGGTTAAGCACAACTCTGTATTCGCCGTATGGGCTACATAACGGCACCTTCACCTAAGTTCGTTAATCTTAGATCGTCTGTTAAGACTGCTCATGCTTTCACATGAGATGAGACTATATCATCACTGCGTGTTGCAGTGTCTGGCGCTTCCACTCACTTGAGTGTACTTCCTCTCGGAATAGTCGTTGCACCTTCCCCATTTTACTGGGGCTTGGCTCAGTATTACCTTATCTCTCGACGTAGGCTTCCACTGAGTTCACCAGATTTAATGTACGCTAGCCACGTCAACGTACAGATCAATTGCATTAACAAGTGTCTTACCTTGCGCGATCTCACGATTACGACCAGATGCTGCTGAGAAACCAGCGACTATTTGGGCATCGCCGGGTTTTATCATAAAAGTATTTACGTCTGAGCCGTTTGTGTAAGCAGTTTGACCAGCTTCCAATAGCTTCGCTTCTGTAAGTGGATCTGTAGATGAACTTCCGGCATCGATCGTTGTAGTGATTTGGTTTAAGAAAGAAGTCATCTTCCGCGCAGCACTTGCTGAACCAACTACAGTTGCCTGGGCTACACCAACTAATGCGTGTTCATAGTCACGTTTAATCTCCTTCAACTTCTTCGCGAGATTCAGTGCAGTTTCGGTTTTTCTTCCATAAGTGGCAACAGCGTCTGCTGTAGCGCTGATCTGAAACCCTTTAGTTAAGATCTGTGTAGTGTTTGTGCGTTCTACTTGTGCGTCCAATGCAATCATGGTCGCATCCGCGCCTTCTAATGCGGCGTTCACGGCTGGTGCTGCAAGACTGTCCTCCAAAAATGAGAATGTACGTGCAGATATCTTTTCGTTTTTACACATAGCTTGCATCGGCGTATCAAACGGGCTGATGGAAACCAAAATATCTGAGACGTCCTCTTTCTGGCCGACGGTTGTGTATGAAGTGAGCGTACTCATAGTATTGTATTCCTTATGTTTTTTTGAAAATTAGACAAGATTTGATTAGTCTTTCCAGCCACTCATAAGAGCTGATGCAATGTCATCTAAATCACTATGACCGTTTAAGTTTTTTATAGCTGCTTGCCGCTTTCTTTCGGCAGATGCTTCTTTACTTATTGGTGCTTTTCTAGAACTAAGAACTTTGGTCTTACCGCTTTTTGACTTCGTCAGTTTGGCTTTTGCTTTTTTGCTTTTAGCGGACTGTTTTGATTGGTCATAAAGACGTGCTTTGTTAATCAACATAATGACTTGTGGGTCAGTGTATTGGTCAACCTGTTCTTGTGGAAGTCCCGACTTTACAGCGTAGTTACGAATGTCTGAATAGAGTTCGTTACCCCAATCTGGCAGCTGCTCCTGGAGAACCTTGACGCAGTTTGCGGCAGCTTCTTTGGATTGTTCTGCAAATTGTTGCTGTTGTTGAGATACAAGCGTGTTACTTTCCTCTTTTAAGAAAGTTAAGTCTTCCTCTGCTTGCTTTGCGTCTTGTCTCAGTTGGGCAAACGTATCTGGATCCATCTGACGACTAGCTACCAACATGTCTATGTCGGAATAAGGTTTAAACCTTGCTTCGGCGCGTTCTAGTAGTTTTTGATATGACAACTGCGTTTGTGCCAGGCTTTCGTCTGACTGTTTTCGCTGGTTGGCTAAATCTTGAGACTTTTTGGTTAAAGACGCTTCTTGACCATATAGCCGTTTCAAATCCTTTACAGATACCTGTTTAGACTCACCGTTGACATTGATGTCTACAACCTGATCGTCTGAAGCTGCTAGAGGTTCTTCGTCATCCTCATTTACGTCATCTTCGTCTTCATCAGTTTCGCCATCTTCGTCATCTAGTTCGTCTGTGTCATCAGGGTCATCAAGGTTATCTTCGCCTTCATCGTCCTCTTCAGTGTCTTCATCTAGTTCATCCTCATCTACCTCTGTCTCGTTGAGATCTTCGGATGTCGCATCTTCGTCTTCAGTATCTTCGGATAGGTCTTCACCGTCCGTCCACTGACCTAAGATTACATCTGCCGCTTCATCTATATCAAGATTTTGCGGCTGAGAGTTGTCATTTTGCACGTTGTTATCATTCATGGTGCTGGCTCCTCTTGGCTGGTTTCGCCGTTCTGCTGCTCTACAATGCTGTCACGCACTTGAACTCGCTGTTTCAATGTATCAACCACGTCAACGAGTGCGCGATAGTGGCTGTATGCATCTTCTCTTTTATCCTGGTCGCCAGGTTGTGTGTTTACAAAAGACTGAAAAGTCCTTTCGACCAGTTCGTTGATGACTGAGTTAAAAGCAGTACTATCTAGTATAGTGCGCGCTTCATCCCCAGCCACCACAAGTTGCTCTTCTTGGGTTGCCATAGTTTTTGCTTCCTTGGTTAGTTAGTTGGTAGTTATTAGCCGTTCGGGCTTGCTATAGCGCGAACATCGTCGGCTTTACGTGCAATCTCTAGTTCTTCTAGGTTGACGTATTCTTTGTGCTCAAATTGTGTTTCAGCTAGATCCTGTTTGTCAGACTGAAGTGCAAATGCTTGCTGTGCTTTCATTGTGTCTAACTCATGTTTCATCTGACGCATTTGTGCATCTAATTGGACTTTCATTTCAGCAACGGCAGTCTGTCGCTCTTGAAGTTCCATTTGTTGTTTAGCCATTTCCATTTGCATTTGTTCATTTGGATCTGGCTGTGCTGGTGGTATCTGCGCTGGGTCTGTCAAGAAATCAGCAACGTTTTTAATACCTGATTTATCCAGGACTGATGCCAACATCTTGTACTTATTCATTGGTGAATACATTTCGCCAAGTGTTGGATCTTGTGAGAATAGGTTGTGGAATGCCAAATGCTTTTGCACCATGTTCTCCTGGTCACCATATCCAAGGTGAAACTCTACCTGGACGTCACGCTTGTCAGCCCATTTTGATGGGTCGATTTGCACATAGCGCCCTGCAAGTTCAACAATCTTCTCTTCACTTTCGTTCTCTACGATTAGTGAGTAGACCATACTGAATAATGGTTTGAGGAAGTTGTTTGCAAAGTTACGTGCGATCACTTTCTGGCGCTGTTGTGACATCGTAGCAAGCTGCTCAACCATAGCTGCTGAGTTCTGCTTGCTTAGTGCGTCTTTGTTCAAACCTTGTGATAGACGTGAGACACCTGACGTGTCTTCTTTCTCTTCGTCTAGCATCTGCATTGTTTGGAATACAAATGGGTTCAGAGACGCCTGTTGCATAGGACTGATGGCGTCTGGGCGTGTTACGTTTACAATACCACCGACACGATTATCAATCAGCTCTCTGGGGTTCGTTAGGCCACCTTTGACCACTGTGTATCTAGGGTTATTTGTAACCATTGCGTGATCAAGAATTGACCTGGTTAACACTGTACGTGCATTCTGGATACCAAGCAGCTTCTCAGCAAAGTTGTTACCGTGGAATGCGTGAGGGATAGGTAGAGGTACAAACGCTACAAATGGACGTCTGTTTACTATTTCTTTCTCAAGTAGAACATTAGATGCTTTGACTACCCTGTATAACTCAGCAACACCGGTACCTTCACAATCTAGTTCTATGTAAGATTCAGTGATTGTTACCTGGCGTGTTTGGCGCTGGTCGCCTCTAAAGTTAAAACCACGGTCAGCACCTATGTCGTCATGGCGCGATAGTATCTCTGGGTCACTGTCAAAGTCAGTATCTTCGTTGTCTGATATCTTATCAACTAAGTCATGGTCGTAACCCATTTCAATAAGTTCAGAAATAGATTTCTTAGTGCGGTGTGCACAAAATGGCACTGTGTCCAGGGACTTTGCTTGTGGTGCAATTAGAAACTCTTCTGGCGCTATGGCTTCTACTTTTACCTGGGAAGTATCTCGAGTTACTCGGAGATCGCCACTGTATAGACCCATCTCATCTTGCTCGATTTCCTCGATCTCGACGTTGTCCTGGGCAAGTACCATGTCCAGCTCTTCTTCAGTCAAATTCTCAACGTACTCAAGTGTGCTTTCGTCTTGCATGCACCAGTAAACTTTGGCGATACCAGCTCGAGCTATGAGGCCATCGTGTATGACTGTTTGCATCGTCTCAAAGAGGTTATTCTGGCGGTGTAAGACGTAGTCAGTGTACTCTGTGCATACTTCTGCTGTGTCAACGTCATCGGCGTTCTGTGGGGCAAATCTAAGGGTTTTGTTACCTGTACTAAAAGTTTCTAGGAGTGCAGCTTTCATGCTTTCTACAGCGTCGTAGACATCTTGGCTTACAAACTTGCTGTTGCCATCGTGCGCTGGGCGCGGCAGCTTTGCAGCGTAGTAATCCATTACCCTGCGGCGTTCCCTGCTGAGTTCTGAGTCATAGTAGCCAATTGAACGTCTGAGGTTCGTGTCAACAATTGATACGATCTGGTCGTCATCAAGTTTTTTATAGTCATCTGATTTCATTTTTTAAACCATCTCAATGTAAAATTCATCGACTGCATCTATTGGTTCCCAGGCACCCTCATGGATGTGATTAGCCAGGGCCAAACTCATTACGCAGTCATCGAAGCATCCAGCTTCTGCCTCCATCCCACCGTTGTTATTAACAATGTATGTAAGCATTTCTCGGATAGTGACTTTGTCGTTTAGTGTAATCTTATTCTCCCGTACCGCTGCCCTTAGTTCGTCAATAATCAGGGGTTTGGTTTTGGAGGTAGTAGTGAAACCTAGTTTTACAGTCTCTTTGTCAGTTAGTTTGTCTACCTGGATCTCAGTGTAGAAATTAGGGTAGGCCATGTCTTTACCAAGCCTGGTACAAGTCAGAATACCGTGACTGTTGTTTTCAACGATGATGTAAGCAAAGTTAAAGAACTCACCTAATCTGTATAAGACTGTAGCAAAGTAATCGGGGTGTACCTGGGCGCGGTATGTTGCAACCTGGCGTTTCTTACTGTCGAGTACCTGGGCTACTGAGTAGTCACCACCACGAACACCCATAGCGACATCTGCACCAATGGTGTACTTCTCACCAGGATCTAATGTCCTGTAGAGCGTAAGTTCACCACGCACGTTCTCGAGCCAATCGTCACCTTCAAGGGCAAGACGCTGTTTTGGATCAGGTGCTGCTTCTAGGTTTTCTTGTAGTGTCTGTGGATTAAACACTGGTCTACCGGTCGAAATAAAGGCCTCGTTTGGCTCTGCTGGATATTCTTGCTGGAAGAGTTCAATGCCGTTCTGTGCGATCTTTCGACGACGAAACATTAGCTGCTCGTTGTCTAGGTCGTACTTCTTAGATAGCTCTGTTTCTTCTGGTGTAATCTCAAAGTTACTAGGCACAGTCTCACGATACTCTGGATCCATGAACCAAGGTATGAACACTGGGACATAGCCGTTTGTACCGTCAACTGCACCTTTCCAAAGATCATAGAAGATACCGGAGACACCGTTTGCTGTACTCTCGACGAATATAGCAGTGCCTTTCTTGTTAGGGACAGCTTGTGTCATCCCGTTCCAGTTCTCTAGGGCAGTAGACTTTTGCCAGAACGCAAGTTCTGAAGCGTGTACGTGTGTCAGTGTTTCACCACGACCAATACTTTCACCACCGGCTGTAGCAACAACAAATGAGCTGTCGAGTACATCAAATGTCAGCTCTCGCCTGGATGAGTATTTAGTGTGTGGTTTTAGCAGCTCTGGGCAGTTCTCATGGTAACGCTTTGTCATATCAAAAAGCGCCCTGGTACTGTCAGAGTGATGTGTGACCACCATAGCTTTACATGCTTTGCGCTGTGAAACGTTGAAATAAAGGTAACCGCCAACGTATGTAGATAGACCCTGCTGCCGTGCTTTCAAGATGATTACACGCACCTTACCTTCTGCTGCCATTTGTTTATCTACAGCATCTTGTAGTAGCAGCTGTGCTGGCTTGAGATTTAGGTTTCTGATGTCTCCGTCTTTTGTTCGGATCTTGAGAGCTGACTTACTGTAGAAGTCAAATTCGTCATACAGCTTGCGGCGTATCTCTTTAAGTTTTGGTTCCATCGTCGGTTTGCTCTTCCTCTGTGTCACTTACTAAGAGCGACTCTAAAAAGGCTTCTGCTTTACCAATGGTAACTTCGCTCTTTGCTGCCGGTTTAGTCTTTGTAAAATCTAAGACCATTCGTGCTGCTGTTAGCCGGTCACGGTTCTGACCAGGCTCAC